TCAACAGTCAGGCTCTGGCGATACCAACACCAACCCTTAAGGAGGCTTAAACCATGGCTGCTACTTTGCCAAAGGTGCTGCACAACTTCAATCTTTACCTTGACAGCACTAGCTATGCAGGAAGAATTTCAGAACTGACTCTTCCAACACTTTCTGTCCAAACCGAAGAATTTCGGGCGGGCGGCATGGATGCCCCAATCATGATTGATTTGGGCATGGAGGCGATGGAAGCGGAATTTGTGCTTGCTGAATACGATTCAGACGTGATTGGTTTGTTTGGTTTGGGAGAGCAAGGTTCGCAAATTTTGACTGCCAAAGGCGCGTTGATGGGTGGTGACGGTGCCGTCACTACTATCGACACAACAATGAATGGTTCAATCACGTCATTTGATCCCGGTTCTTACGAAGCTGGATCTATGACAGAAGCATCATTCACCTTTGCTTGCCGCTCTTACAAACTTACGCTTGGGGGGACGGTGATTATCGACATCGACATCGAACTCCAAAAACGGTCTATCGGCGGCGTCGATCAACTAAAATCAGTTGCTGAAGCCTTGTAAAAAGGAGCGATTCCCATGGCATCAAAACCCCGTCCAACTGAAACAGTCGAGCTTGAATACGCCATCGAAGTTGATGGCGTTTCTGTAGACACCCTCTCAATGAGGCGTCCTACCGTTCGTGATCAGCTCACGTTTGAAGAAGGCAAAGGAGGCGAAGCCCGTAAGGTCATCGCCATGATTGCCAACCTTTGTGAGATCCCCCCAAAGTCAGTTGAACAACTTGATCAATCTGATTTTGTGAAGCTGACGGAAACCCTCCAGGGTTTTCAAGCTACCCAGTCGCAGAGCTAAGGCGGGGAGTCCTTATCCTCACTAAGCTTACCGGCTGGGGCCTTACAGAAATTCTGGATTTAAGCGTTCGCGATCTGCAAGCGTGGGTCGCCTCTGCTCAAAAACTAGAACGCGAAATTAACAAGCAACAAAAACGGAGGTGAAAGCGTGGCCAAGAAAACCAATCTCATTGTTGAAATTGGCGGCAAGGTCGGCAAGTCTTTCACGAATTCGGTTAAAGCAACGCAACGCAGCGTTTCAAGCTTAAGCAAAAACATCTCTCGCGAGATGAACAACGCCGCAGCAGCGAGTGCGAAAGGCTTTAAAAACGTTTTAAGGAATGATGCTTTTCAGGCCGCAGCGGTTGGAGCCGCAGCCCTAGGGGCTGGCATCATGGGCAGCGTAAAAGCTGCCGTTGAATTTGAGTCGGCAATGTCCGACGTGAAAAAAGTTGTCAGCTTTGACACGAAAGAAGGCTTCCCAAAATTACAAAAAGAAATTCGCGCATTAGCAAGGGAAATCCCGATCACCGCAGCCGGGTTTGCCGAGATCGTGGCATCGGCTGGGCAAGCTGGGGTCGCAAATAATGAGCTAACAAGGTTCGCAGAATCTGCCGCCAAAATGGGCGTCGCGTTTGACATCAGCGCCGGGGAAGCTGGTGACGCGATGGCGAAATTCCGCACGGCAATGAAGCTTGATCAAGATCAAGTTGAAGCCCTGGCAGACTCGATCAACCATCTGTCCAATAATTTTGCAGCAACAGCGGGAGAAACTACAAATTTCATGATGCGCGTCGGTGCCCTGAAAGGGCAGATGGCGATCAGTGAACAGTCAATTGCAGCGTTTGGCACGGCAATGATCGGCGCAGGCGCAGCCCCTGAAGTCGCGGCCACATCTTTCCGCAACTTGACCAAAGCCCTGATGAAAGGCGATGCGGCTACCAAGGCGCAAATGGGCGCATTTAGCCAGCTTGGGCTTAGCTCAACGCAGCTTGCAAAGGACATGCAAAGGGACGCTGAAGGAACAATCCTTGACGTTTTTGCACGCTTAAGCAAAGCCCCTGCCGAGCTGCGTAATTCGCTATCAACTCAACTGTTTGGATCTGAAGCACGGGCGTTGACGCCACTGCTTACCAATACAGAGAACCTTAAAAAAGCACTGGATTCAGTTGCTAGCACCGATCTGTTCTCTGGCTCTATGCAGGCAGAATTTGCAGAGCGGAGCAAAACAGCAGCAAACGCTCAAATTATTTTTAAGAATAATTTGAATGATCTTGGTATCGCTATCGGATCAGTTTTGTTGCCTGCCCTTACTGATTTAATGAAAGGCTTGGCCCCGATCATTGCTGGGTTTGCCAATTTTGCTGACGCGAACCCTGGTTTAACAAAAGCTTTGGTCGTGCTGACTGCCGGTTTTGTTGGACTTGTCGCGGTGGCTCCATTTGTTGCCTCGCTGATTTCAGTTATTGGTTCAATCAAGCTTGCGTTGGCTGGTCTCGCAGGAGCAAAACTATTTGCAGGGATCGGCCTGCAAATCAAAACTTTGCTAATTATTGGCAAGGTTGCAATTGGTGTTTTAGCAGGCGGCCTGAAAAGCCTGTTCGCTCTTATGCTTGCTAACCCAATTGGCCTTTTAGTTGCTGCAATTGTTGGCATCGGCGTCGGCCTCGTTGTTGCTTACAACAAATGTGAATGGTTCAGGGAAGGCGTCAATTCAATTGTCAGCTCAATCGCTGGTTTTTTTGTTGGGCTTTGGGACAAAATAGTTGCTGGATTTGATGCAGTTGTTCAAGCTGTTCAACCAATTTTTAACGCTTGGGTTCAAACAATTAGCGGCGTTGTTCAAACGATAAAAGGTATTTTTCAAACCTTATGGGGCATTTTCACCGGGGACAGCCAAATGGCTGTCGATGGTGTCAGCAACATTTTTGGCGGATTGAAAAATGTTTTTGCAGGCATTGTTGACGGCATTCGTGCGTCGTGGGATTTAGTCAGCGGCATTGTCCAAAGCGTTGCGACAAACATTGTGACCACGTTGACTGCGCTTCCTGGTCAACTCGTAGAGATCGGCGGCTCAATTATTTCAGGCTTTGGCGCTATCTGGACGCAGCTGAGCACAATTGTTGAAGGCGTTGCCGCTGGCATCGTTGCAACTTTTGTTGCGCTGCCAATGCAACTTATTAACGTCGGCGGCGCAATTATCGACACGATCAAAGAAGGATTTATTTCACGCTTTGGTGCTTTGAAAGACACCATTGTCAAATCGTTTACAGAGCTTCGCAAACTGCTTCCATTTTCAGACGCTAAGAAAGGACCGTTCAAAGATCTAACAGCAAGCGGTCGCGCAATTGTGACCACTTTGGCGCAAGGCGTAAAAGACCGCGAAAGCGTTTTGCGGAACGCGATTGGAGACACCGCAGCCCTTGCGATGGAAGGGATGGGGCCAACGTTTGCGCCAATTCAGCCAGCGTTTGCAATGCCAAGCGGCGGTTCATTCGCGGCCCCCATGACAACCCCAAGGGCAGCCCCTCAAGCGGCTCCAAAGCGGTCACGCGGGAATGACGGCAACGGGGTCTTCGGTTTCCTGAACAAGATCTTGCCGGTAGCCGCTGCTCTTATTCCTGGCGGCAGTAAATTCCAAGGCATAGCTCAATCCGGTCTAAACATCGGGGAAGAGCTAATCCACGGCGGCGGCTTGGGAGGCATTAACCCAATGCAAGCCGCAGCGACCTTGGCCCCGGTTGTTAATGTCTCAGTTGGTGGTAGTGACGCCTCAGCCGAGGAGATCGCTAGGGTTGTTACAACACAGCTTGAGCAAGTCTTGGCAGATGCTGAAGCTGATCAACGTGCGAGCTTGAACGACTAATGGCAAAAGATGTTCTCCTGACGATCGGCAAATATCAGTTCAGCATTGACACCGCTGCACACAAAGATTTGCAACGCACCCAGTCTTTTCGCTGGGCAAGCCAAGCGCGACTAAGCCGCGAACCCGCGATGCAATACATGGGGCCAGGCAGCGTGACTATTAATCTGTCTGGCTCAATCTTCCCAACCTACCGGGGCGGATTGGGCCAAATTGACGACATGGTCAAAGAAGCCAAGAAAGGAAAGCCATTGACATTGGCAGACGGGCAAGGCGTCAACCATGGGCGGTTTTGTATAAAGCAAATTTCTGACACGCAGCAAATTTTCTTTGGAAACGGAATGCCTCGCAAGATCGATTTTCAAATGCAGCTTGAGCAATACGGCGAAAACGCTGTTCCAGCAAACAGGGGCGGCAGCGGATCTAATGACGGCGGATCTGTTTCTGCCGCAGATACCGCTGTCATGATTGTTAACCTTTGGGGTGCTGCCAGTGATAGTTTTGATTTCTTAGACAAGGGGACCGCCTAATGTCGCTTTATTACAAATGCAAAGATGGTGATGCTTTAGACATGATCTGCAAAAATATTTATGGA